GTGTGCTTCTTCAATCATCATAGACTCCCCACTGAATATCTGGTGCAACATCATCACTAGGCTCCCTATTCACGGTGTGATAAGCACTATCAACAACATTTCGGGCCTGAACTGATTCTACTGTAGGAAATCCACGAAGCAAAACCTCACGAGACAAATCATAACACCGGTACTTGCGCCAATTGAATTTGTCGTAGGCCGCATTCCACAACTTGGAGTCGTCCAAATCTACTGTAGAAGCCAGAGATTCGTAGAAGAACTCTAACCACTGGTGCAACTCTGGATTACAACCCATCATGCCATACGCCACACCAAGGGTGGTCAACATAGCATCATAGGCATTCCGGTCATCTCCTGAGCTCCCCCATATAACCTTGGGGGCTATCTCACTCATGGGTCGAAAGGGCAACATAGTGGGAGCACCCAGGTGGGGAAGGAAGTTCTTTATTAAGTAATGTTTGAGAAACACTACTCCTGGGACAACTAGCTCTCCATTCCTCACCTCAGAAACCAAAGGTACTCGGACTCGTATCTTCCGTATGCGCATCTTCCAAACCACAGAAACCCAATCAGCAAAGGCCTGCTCTCCTAAGAGATGGTCAGTGAGCTCTGACGTAATGATGACATGGTCGTCACCATAGACAATAATTCCTATTTTGCGATCCAGAAACTCTTGCTCTATCAAAGCCAATAATGGTTCATCTTCTAGCGTCGCTAAAATGCACGACACAAACAGATAGTACAAGAACAACACTATCCACGAATCCCCATGACTGGTACCCCATGCCCCTGACGGCATCTGGCCTGTGACTCGGGCCCACAAGCCTTCCATCAAATGAGTTAATCGAACAGTAACATGGGTCACCACTTGGTCCAACAACCATCGCATCACTTCTTCGTCCTCTCCCGTACAATTGTACTGAAAACGGGAGGAGTAAAAAAGGCGCATCAATACCTGATGAATAGTCTGGTCCAGCTTCGAAAAATCACCGTCACTAAAAAAAGCCTCGCGCAAATTGAAGCCTTTGAACAAAAAGTCTGCCCCCCCTCGAGGCCATTTAAAACCTATCTTAATGTCTGTGTTTTGCTCTACAAGCTTCGAAAAGTACAAAACCAATCGCTCGGCAAAAATAAACGGAGCCGAAGGAATTATAAACAAGCGGTGTTTAGCGCACCATGCCTCAAAAGTTTCATCTGTAGCTTGCTCTTCCATACTGATCTCCATTGCCGATTTGGGGGACACCGCCCATGTAACCTGAAAACGCTCTCGTCGGTCAACCATTCCAAAGAAGTGCTGTATAAGTTGCGGAAAAGTTTCAAGTTTCTGGCCACACGGTGATATTGTGTGCTTAGTATGGCCCCTCACTCCACGCACTACAACACTCGGGTACAACCCTGCTGCTGACCCTAATGGTATCTTGTTCAAGCAACCAGTGTACAACTGCAACGGCGTCTTTCCAACCTGATCTGTCGTTCCCATTGCCCTATTCATACGCATGATAGCTTCATCTGTGTACTCTAATGCCTGTGCCTGCAAAGGAGTCACTTCTACTGTCTCTCGATCAGCCGCTGCCAATATCATGTTAGCATGTTTGTGATTGTCATGGAGCTTGTCCAAGTGTGAACGCACAAAAGGTCGCCCTTGATGATTGCCAAAAGCCTTGTGGTAAGTACTCAACACTTTCAGACAAGCAGCCTGCAAAGTGGGTACTCGAGCAAAACCCTTCTTATTAACTGTTTTAAAATGAGGATTAGGGTAGTAAGACGTAGGATACCACACGTTT